CGAAGCCGTTGGCCAGGAAGGACTGCCGCTGTGCTTCCGTCTGCACCCTGGCCAGCTCTGTCCGCATGAGCCGTTCGGCATTGCTCGCGCTGGCGCCGAAGGTCTTTTGGATTTCCCTGGCCAGGACACGAGGGTTTTTGCCCTGAATCATTCCCACCTGAAGTTGCTTGGACAGTTCCGCCTTCAGCGCTGTCTGGTTACCCCAGATGCGCTCGGAAAAGGTGGCGCCATGGAAGGACGCATTGGGGATGGTCTCTGCCAGTTTGGCGTTGTTCCGGACGGTCTTGCCCAGGATACCCGCCTGCCGCTGCAGCTCCTCCTCCGTGCGTCCTCGCAGGATTTTGGCCATGAACTGCTCCTGCTCGTTGTGGCCAGCGACCAATTCCAGGCCGATGTTGGCCTTTAGCATCTCCAGCCGGTTGACCTTCATGGTCAGGTTGTACAGCCGCATTTCCTCATTGGCTTGCTTGGAGAAGTCCTTGTCCGCCACATAGCGTTTGGCCTTGCGCTGGTAGGCCGCAATGTCCAGCTTGGACACCCGCCGCTTGGCCTCGGCCAGGGTGATCTGCTCCTTGTCCGCGTAGCGTCCATAGAAGGCGTCAATCTCCTTCTGGGCGGCGTCCAGCATATTCTGATAGATCGCCCGCAGCTGCGCCTGGTACTCCTGCTCCTCCTGGAGATAGTGCTTCAGGGCTTCCGCCTCCCGCTTCTCCCAGTAGGTCTTACTGCTCATCGCCGAACACCGGTTCCGTCACGGGATGGGTGCTGGGCGCGTTTTCCTCGTCGAGCTTTTCCATCTCGTCCTTCACGTTATCGACCACAGAGAGCACTTTCAACTGTGTCTCCTTGGACACGACTCCTTCCATCTGCGCGGCGATCTGCGCCTCTTCCAACAGGTTCGCGGGGAAATTGGGGGAAAACTGATAGTGCAGATTTACCCAGGCATCCTTGCTCACTTTAGACGCCGGATGGGAGAACAGCAGTTTATACCGGCGGTTCATGCCGCTGGTGAATTTGCGTTCCTTCGTCTTTTCCAGGTTTGACATGGCCTGCAGCTTGTACTTCAGGGCAATGCCAGAGGACGCGCCGAAATTCTCATCCGAGATATTGGCCACCATGGAGATGTGGAAGATGAGTTTTTCCAGCCGCGTCAACAGGTTCTCCTGTGTCGCATCGTTGGATGGCTTGTCCATGAACTCGACAATGATCTTCTCGGAGTCTTCCCCCGGAAGATTGATGACCCTTGTGTCACGGATACACGCAATATCCTCTTCCTCCAGCCGAGCGCCGAGGATCTTCAGATATGCGTCCGCAAAATAATCCACGTCGTTGGCTTTCTCGGAAACAGCTTTGTTGTAGGCGTTGACCATGGACAGCACCGGCTCGAAAATGCCTTGCCGCTCTGCGTTCTCGATGTACTCTACCGCCGGCACACCCTCAAAGTGGTGCGGGATCCAATCGTCATCCAGCCACTGCAGGCCGCCGGTCACCCTAAAGTTCCGCACCCCGCAGCCGTCGGAAACGCTGCCGTATTCGATATTCTGCCGGTCCGTATACCGCCGCACGAAGAACAGCGGTCTTTCGATGATGGACTCGTCATAGATCATGAACGCCTCCATCGGAGACAGGTAGGTGATGCACAGCTCGGCGTTCTCATCTGTGTAGTACATCTCGAAGCCGTGCCCGAAGATGCTGCACAGCTTGGACAGCTCGGCGTTGTTGTCGTCCTGGTCGTTGTACTGGTCCAGGTACTCCACAAATTCCGACACGTTGTCGTCATCTGAGATCACCTTGATGGGATTGCCTAAAAAGAACCCATTCATGGTGTCCACGATGTATTTGGGAAAATTCACAACGATCCGGTTGTCCGGCTTGTATTCCGGCTTTGCCCGCTGGCGCAAAATCTCATGATTGCTGGTGTAGGCATCCTGCAATCGTTGGTATCTGTCATTGACTTCCCGCCGGTGCTTGTCCAGGAACTCCTGCAGCAGCACAAGCGTCAGTTCGGTCTCTTTTGGAATGCGGAACAACTATAAGCCCCCCTTGATATTTCTGTTGAGTTTCGGTTTTGCCCGGCGCTCCTGCTCAATGGAGTACCGCAGCATGGCCATGGCGTCATCGAAGAAGTTCACTGGCTCGTCCAGATACTGGCCGCTCTTTTCGTCCCTGCGCCATTTCCACTGCTGGATCTCCTTGATGGTGTTTACGCAGCTGGGGTGGAGGTGAATCTTGTGCTGCTTCAGGTGGTCGATCTGGGCGCGAACGCTGCCCGGCTCCTTCTTGACCGGCACCGCCCGGTATCCGGCCTTGCGCCACATTCGGATGCGATCCGGCTCGGCGCTGTCGCAGTACATGGTCAGGCGCTTCTGGAACCGTCCCTCCGCCAACTGGATGATCTCATCCGTGTCCTTGCCGAATACATACAGCTCCTGGCACAGGTAAAGCTCGCTGTCTTTGAACCCCACCTCACCGATGCAGTTGGCGTGATTAAAACCGAAGTCCTGGGCGTTGACCATGTAGTCAAACCGCTCCGGCGACCGGTCAAAATCCTCGATGAGGTAGTTGGTCAGAATCAGACCGCCCACCTCGCCCCACTCGCCTAGGCCGTAGATGCGATAGCCGTCTGGATCCACCAGCTTGCGCCGCTCCATGCGCTGCCGGTAGGCATCGTCAATGAAGCGGTTGTGCAGGTAGGTGCTGTGATGGGTCAGAACGTTGGGGTCTTGAATGTCGAAGAAGACCCGCTTGATCCAGTGCTGCGAGCTGACCGGATTGAAGGTGCACCTGATCTGGTAGAACTGCCCTTCCGGCAGCGCGCCACGAAGACGGTCGTCGATGATCTCAAAATCCTGCTGGGTGATCTCCGTAGCTTCTTCGATCCAGACGTCCGTCAGCTTCCCTCGCTTGAAGGTGATGGACTTCAGCTTCTCCCGCTGGCGCTCATCGTTGACACCCCGGAAGATGATCTGATTCCCGTTGACCAGGCATTCCAGGGACAGCGGCGAGGCGTTGATCTTCCAGTAGCGCCCGTAGCGGTCACCGAACATCCGGTAGATCGCGCCAGTCAGCTCTGCATAGGTGCTGTCACGGTTGGTGATGTCCGACTTGCGGATGCACACCAGGTTCCGGCCTGG